AGTGCTGGTAATCCTTGGACTGAAATAATAGAAGGCACTTACACGGCTGCTGAGGTTATGAGATTACTTGCATCTGTAGTGGCTGGTAAAACAACAATTACGGATAATGGAAACAATACAGCAACGGTAATATTTAGAGATATAAACGATACAGTAGACAGAGTTACAACAGAAATGGATGGAAGTGAAAGAGTTGATATGGATTTTAATTTATAGATATGGAGTTATTATTAAAGCAAAATCACGCTGTATTTTATTTAAATGATAGTACTACTACAGAATTATTATACGGAGGAGGTGCTGGTGGTGGTAAGTCGGCACTTGGCGTATTATGGTTAATTCAACAATGTCAAAAATACCCTCAAACAAGATGGCTTATGGGTAGAGCAAAATTAAAAGCATTAAAAGAAACTACTTTAAATACTTTTTTTCAGCAAACAAGCGATTTAGGTCTTAATAATCAATACAAATATAATTCACAAACAAATGTGATAACTTGGAGTAATGGTAGTGAAATATTGTTAAAGGATTTATTTCTATATCCATCCGACCCAAATTTCGATAGTTTGGGGTCGTTAGAGATAACAGGAGCTTTTGTTGATGAGTGTAATCAATGTACGGAAAAGGCAGTTCAAATTGTAAAATCAAGAATGCGTTATAAATTGAAAAAATACAATTTAATTCCAAAATTATTAATGACATGTAACCCTGCAAAAAACTGGACTTATTCAAATTTTTATAATCCAAGTTTAAATGGAACATTATTACCTCATAGAAAATTTATTCAAGCATTACCTATAGACAACCCGCATTTACCTGAAAGTTATATAGAAACACTTAGAAGTCTTGACACAGCTTCAAGAAAACGTCTTTTAGAAGGAGATTGGAATTTTGACGATAACCCTTACGCAATGTTTGAGTATTCAGATATTTTAGGTATGTTTACGAGCGAGTGGGTAAAGCCTACTCAAGAAAGGTACATGACAGCGGACATCGCATACACAGGTAGTGACAAGTTTGTTATTGTTATATGGCATGGTTTAGTAGCGGTTAAAATTATAGCTATTGATAAAATAGATGACACTATGATTTCTAAAAAGATTAATGAATTAAGAATAGAACATAGAGTGCCTATTAAAAATGTTATATATGATAGCGACGGACTTCAAACCTTTACAAGATTTTCGAGTAAATTTGGGATATTATCAGGAGCTACAGGGTTTAAAAATAATGGAAAAGCTATAAAAGTAGCGGGTAAAGTAGAGAATTTTAGAAATTTAAAAGCTCAATGTTACTTTTATTTTGCTGATTTAGTTAAAGATTGTAAAGTTTTGATTCAAGACAAAACTTACAATAAACAAATCATAGAAGAGTTTGAGCAAATAAATAGAAAGCCATTAGATGATGATGGTTTAATATCAATGGAACGAAAAGCAGACGTAAAAGAAAGGTTAAAAAGAAGTCCCGATTTTGCAGATGCAATAATGATGAGAGCCTACGCAGAGGTGAAAGGCAAAGTTAAGCCAAGAATTTTTTGGTAGATTGAAAAAAATTATTTATATATTTGTATATTAAAATTAAAATATGATATTTTCTGACGATAATCAAGCAATAGAATACATCAAGAAGCACGAGCCTATTTCACAATCATTTTTAAAAATGAGAGAGGACTCTAAGGAACTTAAGGCATTGGTAAATGGTGAAGGTTTTATTGAGGAATTATTAGATAAAATAGAGTTTATAGAAAGTGATAAAAAAGCTTCAGCTAGAATGAAATACAGTAGAAGTATTCAAGATACTTTTGCTAGAATATTTCAGCCTATAGAAAATATATATTATGCTACAGGAGGTATTAAAGAATATGAAATTGAAGATGTACAATTAAAAAAGAAATACATTTCTAAAATAGCAACTATTCGTGATGGGAAAACTTTATCAGAATGGGTTCAAAATAAAGGTATTCAAATTTTTAATACAGACCCTAACGGATTAATATTTCTTGAATATAACACTCAAAATGAAATTGATGTATATCCAACCTACAAAAGCATAAATTCTGTAAGATATTATGAATCACATGGACAAAAGGTAGAATTTGTTCTTTTTGAGCCTTATGTTAAAGATAAAAAGTATCTTTATAGAATAGTTGATGATGTTTGGGATAGAACATTTATTAAGGATGGAAATACTTGGACATTAAATTCAGAATTATCTTTTAAACATCCTTTCGGGGAATGTCCTGCACTTGTTTGTTCTAATGTATCTTATGTAGGACATAAAGAAAAACTCCCCGCTATAAATAATATTATAGGAATAGCAAAAGAAATAGCAAGAGACCAATCTATACTTACATTATATAAGATATTTAAAGGGTTACCTTTGTTTTGGAAAGTAGTTCAAATGTGTGGGGATTGTCAAGGCTCAGGTAAATCAGGAGATGAAAGGTGTGGTACTTGTAATGGTCATGGAAAATATGTAGGTAAAAATGATGTTACTGATGTTATAGAAGTACCATTACCTGAAGGAGATGAAAAGTTATTGACAGGCGATAATATTGGTGGATATTTATCGCCAGACATTGATACTTGGAAAAAACTTGAAGAAACAATTGATAGGTTAGAGGAAAAAATGTACAAATCTCATTGGGGAACTTCTTTTGGGATGCGAGTAAATGGAAATGTAGAAAAAACAGCTACCGAAGTTATATTTGACAAACAACCTTTTGAAAATCAATTAAATAAATACGCTGATTTTGCCGAGCATATAGAATGGAAATTATCTGAATGGATATTAAATTTATATGACCAACAAAAAGAAAAGAAATTAAGTAAAATAACTATTAATTTAGGCAGAAGATACATAATAGAAGGATATGATGTTCTTTTAGAAAGATATGAATTAGCTGTTAAATATCAAAGTAATAGTGTTATATTAGATAAATTATTTGAAGAATTTTTGTATTCTAAATTTAGAAATAATCCAATTGATTTACAAATAAGTTTAGCAAAAGCAAAAGCAGAACCATATCTTCATTATACAATAAAAGATGTTCTTGAAGTATTTGGGAATATAGAAGCACAAAGAAAAATATTATTTCAAAAATATTGGCAAACTATAACTGATTTTTCTAATATTGACAAAATAAGAAAAGATTTTGATTTATGGTTCGAATCAAATAAAGTTATAATACCTGTTCAACAAACAAATATTAATTCAAATTTAAATATGTAAAAATGGAAAAAACTGGAATGTGTGGCGTTTATCGCCTTTTTAAATTAGGTAAAGGAGTCGGGAATACATTTTCAAAAGAATACAAAAAAATAGAAAGAGACCTTCATGTTGTTACACATGACTATGCTGATTTAATAAATTTAAATAGCTCTATTAACGGTTCTCTTTATGAATATGATGAAAATGCTTCTAAATTATATTGGAGTAAAAAACCTTATGAAAATACATCTTCTGTTATAGAAAAAGCTCCCGAAGAGGTTATAGATGTAGAAGCAGATGATTTAAAATATTACCAAGAAGAGTATGAGAAATTAAGTGGTAAAAAGGCTCATCATTTATGGAAGACAGAAAAATTGATTGAAAAAATCGAGGAACTAAACAAATAATTATATGGCATTAGAAAACATAACCGAATTAGAAAAAGCAATTGGAATTGAAGAGGGTAAATTATCAGAAATGATTTCTTCTGAAGAAAAACATTCGATAGATTTATCAAGTTTATTGATAGAGCCCAAAGCAATTTATGAAGAGCGTTTAAAAAATATTAAATCTGATGCTGCTACAATGGCAAAAGAAGTTACTATTAAAAAAATAAAAAACGCTTTCGAATTAGAATTTGAAGGGAAATATGAAGATAGTTTAATTGAGGCTTTCAAAAAAAGAGATGAAACAATTAAAGGAGAAGTAATTAAAGACCCTGAAGCAAGATATACTACTTTAAAATCAGATTTCGACAAATTACAATCTAATCTTCAAGAAGAAATTAACAAAAGAACAGAATTAGAAAATGGATATGCTAAAAAAGAAAAAACAAATAAAATACAAAATGATGTATTTAAGCATATTCCTGATAGTACAATTGTTTCAAAATCAACTATTATAATAGAAGCTAATCAAAAAGGATTTACTTTTGATGAATTAGATGGTATAACAGTAGTTAAGGATTCAAATGGAGAAATTTTAAAAGACGAAAGAACACTATCTCCATTAGGAATAGATATATGGGCTAAGTCATTTGTAACTCCTTATTTAAAGCCATTAGAAGGAGGTTCTGGAAAAGGTGATACTGCACCACCAAGTAAAGCAGGTTCTTTTGAAGCATTTGAAAAAGAAGCTGAAAAAAATGGATGGAATGCTTCTCAAATAAACACAGAAATGTCAAAAAGAATAAAAGAAGGTTCTTTAATCTTGTAATTATGAAAATAATAGAATGGTTTTTTAGTCTTTTCTTTAAAAATAAAGCTCAAATATTAAAACAAGAAGTAATATTTGAACGTCAAAAAGCAATTGCTGATTATGAAAAAGTAAAAAAAGCAAATGAAAAATATTTAAATAAATATTCTGGAAAAAAAAGATATGTAAAATCTTAAAGACTAACCCGATAATAATTTATCGGGTTTTTTATTGTATATTTGTTTAATAGTTGAGGGGCTATAGAAAAATTTTAATTTAAAGATGCGTAAGTAAGCTCCCTCGCTGAAAACGTATCTTTTTTCATTATGATAGGTATATATAAAATCACAAGTCCAAGTGGTAGAATCTATATAGGTCAAAGTATTAACTTAGAAAAAAGAATTTTATTTTACAAACGATATTTATGTAAAAGACAAATAATATTAAATAGCTCATTTTTAAAGTATGGAGTAGATAACCATATTTTCGAAATAATAATAGAGTGTGATATAAACGAATTGAATGAAAAAGAAAGATTTTATCAAGACCTTTATCAATCTACAAATAAATCAGGCTTAAATTGTTTGCTGACCAATACGAATGACAGACATGGCAAACATAGTGAACAAAGTAAAATAAAAATGAGTAATTCTGCAAAAGGAAGAATTCCTTGGAATAAAGGCGTTAAATGTTCAGAAGAACAAAAAGAAAAAATAAGAGCTACTAAAAAAGGAAGCAAGCTATCTAATGAAACAATTTTAAAATTAAAAGAAATTAAAAAAGGGACTAAGCCTTCAATAAAATGTATAGATAAAATGATAGAGAAGAACTCTAAAAAAATAATAGACAAATCTACTGGAATAATATATAATTCAATAACAGAAGTAGCAAGTATATTTGGTATAAATAGGACTACTCTAAATGCTAATTTAATTGGTCAAATAAAAAACAAGACTGTTTTCGAATATTATAAATAAAATTTATTACATTTGTTACACGAAGCGGTAGTGCCAAGTAAGACTAGGGCGGTAAGCTCATTTAATAAACGAGCAATACTAACATAAAAATCTTACAAAACAATGAGTAACAGAACGACTGCCAATCTTGTAAAAGCTCAAGTTAAATTACTTGGAGCTTTTCAATCATCTGAATTGAGATTCAGAACACCAGCAACATATTTAGCTTTAAAAGCAATGTCTGCAATTATGTTTCCTAACTACGAACAACTTAGAGTTAGAGAAGACAGAGTAATTGAAACCAACTACGCAAAACGTGCTTCAAGAGCATTAGGAACAGGCGGTAGAATCCATAATCATACTGGAACACATGGCGATACTGCCGTACTTACTCCAACTTGGGTAAGCTATGATGACAAATTTGCTATGTCATTAAAACAAGCTGATAACAGTTTGTATAATGCACAAGAGCAAATGAATCTTGAAGTAAATGATATTATTGCAAATTTCATGGAGGGTTATGAAACATTAGCTACTGCATATTTGTTCAATAATCGTTCTACTGTAAACGTAGCTACTTATAACGGAACAGTTGATGCTGTAGATAAAGTATTTGAAATTTTAGCTGCTAATGAAAACTTAGCTGTTCAAACTACAGAAATAGCGTTAGATGCTAATAAATATCCAAAAGGAGCTACTGTATTCTGCGATTCTATTTCTTATGGCAAGTTCTTATACCAAAGAAATCAAGGTGGAGCAAATAGTGCTAATTTAGCATATCAATTTGAAATGAATGGATTTACTTTTGTTCACTCAATTGGATTAGGAGCTTTAGCAGCAGGTTTAGTTTCTGCTTATTCTAAAGGTTTTTGGTTAGTAGTTCCAACAGGAACAGTTGCTACATTACCTTGGATTCCTATTCAAAATAGAGTTGGTGTATCTACAAAAGAAAATGAGTATACAAATATCTTAAATCCTATCGATGGAGAAAGTTATGCTGTACACTCTTATGATACTAGAGTAGATGGTAGTTCAACAAATGGATATACACAAGATGTAATGTCAGAGTATCAATTCTCTCAAGACATTTCATTCTCTAAAGCTCCTTTGACTACAGCAAATGAGACTCCAATTTTAGCTTTTGGAATAGTATAATGTTTATAGCAAACAAAATAGCAGATGGGTTATTGGGTATTGTAGGATTTAGACAGTCCTACAACCCAGCCTATGCTGTATTGGATGCTGAAAATACTGCGAGTTCTTCGGGGCTATATGTGAATGATAATCCTTATGCTAAGATTGAATTTATAAAAGACACACAAGACTACAAAGACATTGAATTTGAAGATTTTAATAAAATGTTGAAAGACATACAAAAATCAAGCATAGTTAGTGTATGTAATCAAGTCTTTAATGATTATGATTTTATTGATAGAAATGTTATTTACAAAAATGCATCGAACAAAACAAATACAGAAATTCTCCCTAATGGTTTTGTAGGTTACAAAATAGAAGTATCTAACGCTAAAAATACTGCTTTCTCTATTAATCGAGTAATACTTGATTTCAGCGGAACAGGCGAAATAGAATTACTTTTGTTTAATACAGGTAAAAAAGGAGCAATAGAATCAAAAATTATAAATATAATATCCGATAATCAAGTAGAAGAACTAAACTGGACGCTAGACAATACTGGCACAACTTATAAAGGAGACTACTATATTGGATATAATACAGATTCTATTACTATTAGCCCATACAAAAGAGAGTTTAATAATGCTAACATAATGAGTAGCTTTAAGGAATTGTGTATAGAAAAAGTATTAATTAGTAATCATACGGGCAATCAGCTATTTGATTTGACATTAATAAATGGACTATCACAAGATACAGGATTAAATTTGGATATTTCGATTTATGATGATTATACAGATTTCATTCTTAATAATAAGATGCTTTTTGCAAAAGCTATTAGCCTTGAATTTACAATAAGATGTTTGCAAATGTATGTTTCTTCGATAAGAAGTAACTCAAATGAAAGAAAATCCCAAGAATTATATCAAAAAATAATGATGGAAATTGAGGGGACAAAAAGTAGTGATAGTTTAATATCTGTATCAGGATTAAGAGAACAAGTTTTAGGAGAAATTTCACAATTAAAACAAGAAGTTAAAAAACTTAAAACAGGGTTTTCAAAATCTCGTCAAATTTTAACTTACACGCTTCAATAATGGCTAATTTAACTAAAGAAAATCCAGTAGGACTTGATGTTGTATTAGACGACATTCAAAAAAAGCTTTATGATTTAAAAGACTTATGGAATGTTAATTTAGATGGTTATCCTAGATGTCAGATTTTATTAAGGGATAATAAAAAAACTATTGAAGCTTATTTAGGAAATGATGAGTATAGTGGTTCTTTGATTTTTGCTGAGGGAAATAAATTTTTTATGTTGGCAGGTGAATCTATAGAGCATATTTCAGACACATTTTACAAAACTACTATTGAAGTTTATTTTATGTTAAATTTGGATGAAATTTATCCTTATATAAACCATAGAGCAGACGAGGAAGTAAGAATAGATGTTTTAAATGTTTTAAATGCTATATCAGGAATACATGTTTTTAAATTAGAACATAATACTGATAAAGTTTTTGCAAGGTTTAATAACAGAATTTCTCAAAACTATGAACATGAATTTACTGACGATATGCAACCATATCATTATTTTAAAGTGCTAATAGATATTTTAGAATATGATATAAACCAACAAAATTGTAATTAATAATTAAAAATAAAAAAAGATGGCAACACAATTAGGATTAAATTGCTCAGCAGATAGAAGAAATATAGGTGTGGAAGCTTGTACTGTAAAATCAGGACAAAAAAAAGGACACATTCAAGTACCATTAGATTGGTCTTTAAATCTTGAAACAGATACTTTTAACAAAACTTACGTTAATAGTAAAATTCAAGATGGTACTTTTAAAGTTATTGGTGGGGCTTATGCAGTTACAACAGAAACAGCAGAGGACACTACACAAGAAAGCACAAGTGGTCAATTATCAGTAGTTAGAAAAGCACTACCTATTGTAACTACTACTGTTAAAAAAGGATATGAATTTCATGCAGGAGCATTTGATATGAGTGCTGATGGAATTTATGCAGTACTTGAAATTTTTGAAACAGGAGTTATTGCAGCAGCAGTTTCAGGAGATGGCTTGACTATTTCAGGATTTGCAGTAGGTATGTATGAGGTAGCTACATTTGTTGATAACAATGGTTCAGAAAGCGCATCTACAATGATTAAATATCAATTGACAGATGTAGCACAATATAATAAAAATAGAGTTTTCTTAACTAATTTGGATTTCAACCCAAATACAGAAATCAATAATATCATTGATGCTAAATTAACCGCAAGAGCAGTAGTTGCAGGAAACAAAGTTTATGTAAAAGTAAATTGGGCTAGAAATTTAGGATTCCCAATATTAGGTTTTGCAGCAGCAAATATGAAACTTAGTATTAATGGTGTAGATAATGCTATTGTAGGTTCAATTGTTTATAACTCTACCACACAAGAATATGCTATTACACCAACAGCTACACTTGTAGGTGCAAATACAGTTGTTGTTACGTTATATGATACTACAGCTTCAATAAACGTCGCTAAAGTAGGTACTAAATTCTATACAGGATATAGCAATACAGCAGTAGCAGCATAATAAAAAAATAGTTGTTAATTAACAAGAGCGTTGCAATAATATGCAACGCTTTTTTTTAAAATAAAAAATATGATAAGATTAAGTATATTTGAAGTAATTTTGTTTGAAGACGATGCTTTAGAATTTTGTTCTAAAACTAAAAAAGAAAAAACAGATTGGATAAAAGAAAATACCAATCAAACATCAAATTTTTTAATAAAAGAATTTGTTGATAATGTAGAAAATTCTGTTGTAGCTCAATGTAAATCTTGTAAATGTAAATAAATGGCTTCTGCTGCTGAAATGCTATTAAGAATTAAATCTGTATCTCGAATCAATGTATTAGAAGATATGGTTTATAATGAATTAATAAAAGAAGAGGGTACTCTTATAATGCTTAAAGAGCAATCATTTTTAGAAGGGGATATTTACGGAACAGGAACAAAAGATACTTATGTTTCAAAAATATATGCAGAGGAAAAATATAAACAAAACTCAAGAGCAGGTTTAGGAAATGTAGATTTAATCAATACAGGGGCTTTTATCGATAGTTTTAAGTTAAATAAACCTAAAGCAAATAGATACCAATTCGGGGCTACAGATTCAAAAAAAGATACTCTTATTAATATGTATGGCATTGATATAATGGGTTTAAATCAAGAAGTTTTCAATAAATTTCAAATAGAAATAATTAAGCCAAGATTTATTAGAAAATTAAAAGAAAAAATAAATAGATAATTTATGCCTAAATACAATTCTATATTTAATATCCCTGCAAAATTATTTTTTGATATTTTAGAAAATAAAGATTTTAAACTGCTTGAGCCATTAGATACAGAAAATGAAGAAGAAGCTGAAAAAATATTTATTTCTATTTACGATGATTATTTTATAAAGAGCGAAAATCATAAATCTAAAGACTTTTTAGAATTACGTCAAGAAGTGGCTTTTATGACTTATAAAATAGAAAGTGTTATTCAGGTGCTTAATTTCTTAATGTTTAATAAAACAACACCAGAAATGCGTGAAATCCTATTGGATTCATTAATTTCTATAGGTATAAACATAAATAAAGAAAATTTGTTCTTAGAAGAGGTTCAAAATATATTACAAATAGAATTAGGACAAATACAAAATGATATAAATTTTTCTAAAATGCAATTGGAAGGATTAACATCCGACAATCAAGAATCTGTTTTTAATTTTTATGAACATTTGATTAGCTTGGAAACTGCACACGAAAGAAATTTAGATGATGAAATGGTACTTGCAAAGTATATAGAATATGAAAGATTAGCTATCAAAAAAGCTGAAATTCAAAAACAAAAAGATACAAAATTTAATACATAGAAAATATGGCAAGTGAATTTTTAGAAATACTTTCTCCAACAGCATTAGAACAACTGAAAGAAGCTGAAATATTAGTTAAAAATTTAGCTGATAATATTAAAACTATTAATAATTTTAAATCTTCTAATATCCCAAGTGGTGCTGATAAAAACATACAACAATTAAACATAGCTTATAAAGAACAAGTTAATGCTTTAAAACTATTAAAGATAGAATTAGATAATGTTTATAATTCTGATAAAAAAGAAGAGCAATTACAACAACAAAAATTAATTACGCAACATAAATCTAATATTGAAAAAAAATCTGCTTTAGCTTTATTAGAAGCTGAAAGAAAAGCTACAAATTCTCAAAATAGAGAAGCTGAAAGATTATTAGCTACAAATAAAAAACTTAATGATGCATACGGTCAATTAACTAAAAAACGAAATGAAGCGGCGAGGGCTTTGCAAAATCTTATTGTTTCTGAAGGTAGTTCAACTGCAGAAATTAAAAAAGCCCAAAAAGAATTTGATATACTTAATAAAAAAGTAGGTCAAGCAGATAAAGCTATTGGTAAATTTAGTCAGGCAAATAATGGAATACAAAAACTAACAAGTGGTATTTCTAATTTAATGGGCGCATTTGGTATCTCATTAGGTGTAGGTTTATTTGTAGAAATAACTAAAAATATATACGAAACCACAAAACAACTTCAAAGTTTAGATTTAGCTCTAAAAATGGTTTCTGGAACTACAAAAGAATTTGGAATTAATCAAGCATTTGTATCGGAAATTGCTCAAAAATGGGGTATTGAAATAAAAGGACTTACAGAACAATATACTCAATTCTATACTGCATCTAAAGGGATATTATCTACAGAAAAAATAAAAACGGTATTTGAAAGTATTGCTAAATCTGGAGCATTAATGGGTTTAAGTGTAGAAAAGCAAAATGCTGCATTTTATGCTTTTGAGCAAATGATGTCTAAAGGAGTTGTTTCTGCTGAAGAGCTTAAAAAACAATTAGGTAATGCAATGCCCGGTGCTATGAAAGCAGCAGGTATGGCTTACATGGAGTTACATCCTAAAATTAAGTCAATACAAGAAGCTGAAGGAGCTTTAATGAAAGAGATGAAAAATGGTGCTATAGATTCAGCTACATACGTTCCTTTAATTGTCAAGAATTTTGAAAAACTATATGGTATTGAAACTGTTAATAAAGTTGAAACATTACAAGCAGCACAAGAAAGATTAGCTAATAGTTGGACAAATATGGTTCGTTCAATGAATGAAAATGAATCAAGTGGTATTGGAATATTTTTTAAATTTGCTATTGATAGAGCCTCCCAAGCATTAGATTGGATAAATAAAGTAAGTTCAAGTTGGGATACTTTACAAAAAAGAAGTGTTGAAAAAGGACAAACAAGTGCCGCTAAAGTATTTAAATCAGACATGAAGGAAGATGTTAAATTAGGACTTGCAGGATTGTCTGAACAAGAAAGAAAAGAAAAGTTAAAAAATATATATAAAGGTGTTTATGAAGATTATAGAAAAGAATATAATGAATTAGCTAAAAAAACTAAAATTTTAGCGCAAAATTCAAGTTTGAAAGGTAGCGATTATGATTTTTTTATAAAAAAAGGAATAGATCCAAAAAGAAAAGTTGAATTAAAAGAACAATTAGCATTATATCAAGAATTAGTTAACATAGCGAATACTACTCATAAAACTATATTTAAAAGTTCAGCAAGTCCTGCTGGCGAAACAAAAACTCAAAATAAAGCTAGATTAAAAGCTATAAAAGATGCAAGGCACGTAGAATCTGTAGGAACACCAACTTTAAGCAAAGAAGAAAATACGGCTTTAGAAAAATTAAAATTACTAAAAGAGGCATTAGAAAAAACAAGAGATGAAACATCTAAAAATTCGTTAGAATTTGCTCAATTTGAAAAATCTTTAAAAGGAGTTAATGAAGCTATTGATATAATAACAAAACCTTTAACTACTAATATAACAAAAGATTTAGAAGCAAGTGTTGAAGGATATAATAAATATCAAAAAAAGATAACAGAATTAAAAAATAAAGGGCAAGAAGACTTAAAGAACTATATCAATTCATTTAGTGATGATATGGCAAAAAATCTTGGTTTTGGCGAATCATTTGATTTTTTCTTAAAAATGGATGAGGATGGAAGGACTATGTTTGATAAACTAAATGATTATGCTGATGGTTCAAAAGAAAAACAAGCTGCGACATTTCAAGCAATAGCCGAAAGTGCTCAAGAAGCATTTAACTTTATAGAGGATTTATCTCAAAAAAGATTTGCTAGTGAATATTCTCGTCTTGAAAAAGAAAAAGAAATCGCATTAGGATTTGCTGGCGATAGTGACGCTGCAAAGAAAAAAATAGAGGAAGATTATGAAAAAAGAAGAAAAGAAATAGCAAAAAGAGAATTTAAAGCAAAACAACAACAAGCTATAGTTAATATTGCTATTGATACTGCACAAGCAATAGTA